CCTATATCAAAGGTATTTTCTTACAGGCAGAGCAAGTCAACCGTAATGGAAGAATGTACCCTCTGTCCATTATGGAAAGAGAGGTCAACCGTTATAATGAAAGTTTTGTTGCTAAAGGACGTGCTCTTGGCGAACTCGGTCATCCTGATGGTCCTACTGTAAATCTTGATAGAGTATCACATAAAATTTGTGAACTTACTAGAGAGGGCAATAACTTTATCGGGAAGGCACAACTTCTCGAAACACCGATGGGTAAGATTGCAAAATCTCTCATCGCTGAAGGTGTTTGCCTTGGTGTTTCTTCTCGTGGTGTTGGTTCACTCAAATTGACCAACGAAGGTCATAAAGTTGTCGGTGAAGATTTCATGTTAGCAACTGCTGCTGATATCGTTGCTGACCCTTCTGCTCCTGATGCATTTGTTCAGGGAATTATGGAAGGTAAAGAGTGGGTTTGGGAAGGTGGTCTTCTTCGTGAAAAACTTGCTGAACAAACTCAAAGAAGAATTAACACCCTTGTTGATTCAAAAAGACTTGAAGAGCATAAGTTGAATCTATTCAACGAATTCCTTTCAAATCTTTAATTTATAAATAAATATAGATTATAACACAATCAATCTAAAATGTCCGTTGGTAGAAATTTACAAGAAATGGAAAACGTAGTAACCAAAGGGGCTGCACCTGCCGAACCAATGCACAATGTTACCCAAAATGCTTCTGGGGTTTCTACTCCAGGACAGACTGGTGCTTGGGAAGATCTCGGTGGTCCTACTCCCGAAAATTATCGTCCAGATGACGACTCATCCAAACTCAAGGATCCAGCAGCAACTCTTGCTCAAGTAAGAGATGTTGTTAATGCCAGAGCAATGAAGGCAGAGGAAACTGAAGTTGAAGATGAAGTTATCGAAGAGGAGACTGACGAGGAAGAGGAACTCGAAGTCGAAGCGGAAGGTGGTGAAGAAGTAGAAGAAGATACCACCGAAGAAGAGGAAGAAGAGGAAATTAACGTCGAAGAAGACGTTCAAGCCCTTCTTGCTGGTGAAGAGCTTTCTGAGGAATTCCAAGAGAAAGCACGCACCATTTTCGAAGCTGCTATTAAATCAAAAGTTGGAGAAATCAAAGAGCAACTCCAAGCAGCATACGAGCAAACACTCGTAGAAGAAATCGAAACCATTAAAGAAGGTCTGACCGAAAGACTCGACGCATACCTTGAGTATGTTGCCGATGAGTGGATCCAAGAGAACGCCATCGCAGTTGAGCACGGTCTTAAGACCGAAATGACCGAATCATTCCTCCAAGGAATGAGAGGACTTTTTGAAGATCATTATGTTTCAATCCCTGAAGATAGATATGATGTAATCGAGAGCATGGTAGATAAACTAGATGAAATGGAGTCAAAACTCAACGAGCAAATTCAAAGAAATGTTGCTCTAAATAGAAGATTAGCCGAGTCGGTTGCTGATGTAATTTTTGCAGATGTCGCTGAGGGTCTTGCACTTTCTCAGAAGGACAAACTCGCTTCTCTTGCCGAAAATGTTGAGTTTGAAAGTGAAGCAGACTATCGTGAGAAGCTAGTAACTTTGAGGGAATCATACTTCCCATCAAACGCTGGTACTCAAAGAAGCACAAGTGAGACGATTTCAGAAGAAACCAAGACTGAGCAACAGACTCTAACCGAGTCAATGTCTCCAGTAATGGCTGCATATCTGGAAACTCTCTCTAGAGCATCTAAAAAGTGATTTTTAGATCATAATCAAACAACAACACTTTTAAAAGAGGTAAAAATCAAATGCAAATGTTCAACGCCGAGCATCTGCAGGAGAAGTGGGCACCTATCCTCGATTATGATGGAATGGATCCAATTAGGGATTCCCATCGTAGAGCGGTAACCGCAATCCTGCTTGAGAACCAAGAAAGAGAACTCCGTGAGGAAAGAGCATTCCTTTCGGAAACCCCAACCGTCAATACCAATAGTGGATCCAACGCTGGTTTCTCAGCTGGTGCTTCCTCTCCTGTTGCCGGTTTCGACCCTGTTCTGATCTCACTGATCAGACGTTCAATGCCTAACCTGGTTGCTTATGACCTGGCTGGCGTTCAACCAATGAACGGTCCTACTGGACTCATCTTCGCAATGCGCTCGAAGTACACCAACATGAGTGGAACCGAAGCTCTGTTCAACGAAGCAGACAGCGCATTCTCCGGTCAAGACAGTGGATTCAACCTCACCAACGGATTCACCGCTGGTAGCGTTGGTATGGGTACAACCCAGAGAGGAACCAACCCTGGTCTTCTGGATGCTACCTATCCTGCAACTGGAGATGCTCAGACCTATAACGTAGGTCAGGGTATGCGTACCGACGACGCTGAGAACCTTGGTAGTGGAGCAGCTGGTGACCACTTTAACGAAATGGCTTTCTCAATCGAGAAAGTTACCGTTACTGCTAAGTCACGTGCTCTGAAAGCTGAGTACTCACTCGAACTCGCACAAGACCTGAAGGCAATTCACGGTCTGAATGCAGAAGCTGAGCTTGCTAACATCCTCAGCACTGAGATTCTCGCTGAAATCAACCGCGAAGTTATCCGCACCATCTACAACGTTGCTGAGTCTGGTGCTCAAGCAAACGTTGCTACCGCTGGTACTTTTGACCTCGACGTTGACTCCAACGGTCGTTGGTCGGTTGAGAAGTTCAAGGGTCTTATCTTCCAGATCGAGCGCGACGCTAACGCTATCGCACAAAGAACTCGTCGTGGAAAGGGTAACATGATCCTCTGCTCTGCTGACGTTGCTTCGGCACTCACCATGGCAGGTGTTCTTGACTACACCCCTGCACTCAACGCTAACCTGAACGTTGATGACACTGGTAACACCTTCGCTGGTGTTCTGCAAGGTAAGTATCGTGTTTATATCGATCCTTATGCTGCTAACGTATCTGCTAACCAGTACTACGTTGTAGGTTACAAGGGTTCTTCCCCTTATGACGCTGGTCTCTTCTACTGCCCATATGTACCTCTCCAGATGGTACGTGCCGTTGGTGAGGACACCTTCCAGCCCAAGATTGGCTTCAAGACCAGATATGGTATTGTTGCCAACCCATTCTCACAAGGCACTAGCGCAATCAGCGGTGCTGGTCTGGATCGTAACGCCAACCGTTACTACAGAAGAGTCAAGGTTACCAACCTCATGTGATCTCGATTCACATATCTATCAGACCCCCGCAAGGGGGTCTTTTTTTATCTAAATAAAAATAAAAGACTCATGAAGTCGTTTAAAACTTTTTGTGAGGATGCAAATATTCAAGAGTTTTGGAATCCATTTGCACCTAAAGTAAAACCAAATTCCCCTCAACAACCAGTTCTTGCTTATAAAAATTATCAGCAAGGTTTTGGAGTTGGAAAAAACTGGAAACCAGGTAAATGGAATCCAGAGCAAGAGAAAAGATATGGTTGGAAACCAGTAACAGTAAGTTCATACAGTAAAGCAGATACTCCTGGATCTCTAACTGCAAGTGGAGAAAGATTTAATGATAAACAAAGGTTAGTTGCAGTTCCTTATGCATCAAGAACAACAAATAGACCATCTTCACCATTCGGAACTAGGTTGCAAATGACTGCTGCACCAGGAACAAAAACTCCTGTTGCAACAACAAGAGTTTCTGATACAGGAAATTTTGGACCTGCAGGAGATTATAATAAGCAAACAAGTTATGATCTTGCATTACAAACTGCTAGAGATGTTTTAGGAAATCCAAATATAACATCTCAACAGTTTGGAAAACAAAAGGTTTACGTAAAAACACTGCCCACATCTAGAAAATAAAATGACAACTGCTTGCAATTTTCCAGGACAGATTACAAATAGAAACTTTTTGTCTCCAACGGGGTTTAAATTTAACCTTGCTAAGGAACCAAAAGTTTCTTTTTTTTGCAATACGGTAAGAATACCAGAAATTAACTTAGCACTTGCATTGCAACCATCATACCTGAAGGATATTGATATTCCTGGAGAAAAACTAACCTATGGCGATTTAACCATTCGTTTTCTGGTTGATGAAAATTTAGAAAACTATATGGCGATTCACAACTGGTTAACTGGTCTCGGATTTCCAGAAACCACACAACAGTTTGCCGATTTACTTCAAGATGAGGATGACGCAACTCAACCAAGTGATCTCAAAAACCAGTTTAGTGATGGGTCTTTAACAATATTAAATTCAAACTTCAAAAGTGCAGCAATCGTAAAGTTTTTAGATTTATTTCCATATTCATTAACTTCACTGGACTTTGATGCAACTATTACTGATGTTCAGTACTTTACAGCAGAGGCATCTTTCAAGTATACTGTATATAATATCCTTGCCGCTGACGGTAGAACTCGTTTATGAACCTAGATGAAATTCAGGAGATGTGGCAGAGAGATTCTGTCATAGACCCTGATAATTTACACGATGAATCTTTAAAAATTCCTCAACTCCATTCAAAATATTATACCGTCTATAATACAATTACTTTGTTGCGTGAAAAAGCAAGAGAAACTTATAACAGAGTCAAACTTGAAAGGTACAACTACTACACCGGAAAGGCACCTATAGAGGTCTACGAAGAAGAACCGTTCCCATATAAAGTTAGAGACAAAGAGGCATTACAGAGGCATATGGATGCTGATGAGAGGTTGAATAAAATAGACCTTAAAATTAGATATTATGACATTATGCTTAAGTTTCTAGAAGAAGTCATTAAGACTATTTCTAATAGAACATTTCAAATAAAAAACGCAATAGAGTGGCACCGTTTCCAATCGGGGTTCAATTAATACAAATAAATATTTTTGTATTGATATGAACTTATGTCACACTTGGTTATATCGAAGAAGAATGAGGTATATCTTCAGGTAAAAGCAGAACCGCACGTCTACTACGAACTTGCAGATCAGTTTACGTTTGACGTGCCCGGAGCAAAGTTCATGCCCCAGTTTCGTAACAGGCACTGGGACGGAAAAATTCGTTTATTCAATACACAGACTGGAGAAATTTATATTGGTCTTTTAGATAAACTCACCCGTTTCTGCGAGAACCACGAGTATACCTACGAGTTTACAAATAATAAATTCTATGGTCTTCCTTTTGAAGTCAATGATATGATTTCAAAAGAAGGAGTCAAAGATTATATGACTTCTATTTGCAAGTATGCTCCCCGCGAATATCAAGTTGAGGGAGTATACGACGCTTTAAGACACAATAGAAAGTTGTTGATATCTCCAACTGCTTCTGGAAAGTCGTTGATGATATATTCGATTGTGAGATATTACGTTGAGAAAGGTCAAAATACTTTGATAGTCGTTCCAACGACATCCCTTGTAGAACAGATGTATAAAGATTTTGCGGATTATGGGTGGGATGTCGGTTCATACTGCCACAAGATATATGCTGGAAAAGAAAGAGAAACAGACTCTCAGGTGATCATTACGACCTGGCAGTCCATCTACAAACTTCCCCGACAATACTTTTCAAGATTCAATGTGGTCGTAGGAGATGAAGCACACCAGTTTAAATCAAAGTCATTAGTATCTATAATGACTAAACTTTCTGATGCAAAATATCGTTTTGGATTTACAGGTACGTTAGACGGCACACAAACGCACAAATGGGTTCTGGAAGGTTTATTCGGTCCTTCATACAAAATCATCAGAACAGAAGAACTGATGCAGAAGGGTCACGTTGCTAAACTGGACATTAATATTCTTCTATTGAAACACCCACCGAATAAGTTTGAGAACTTTGAAGAAGAAGTTCAATATATCATCAACCACGAAAAACGTAATAAGTTCATCAAGAATCTTGCTCTTGATCTCAAAGGCAATACTCTGATTCTATTTTCCAGAGTTGAAGGTCATGGGCAACCTTTATACGAACTGATAAATAGGAGTATCGCTGAGAATCGTCATGTATTTTTTGTACATGGTGGTGTAGATACTGAAGACCGAGAAAAAGTCAGAGAAATAACTGAGAAAGAAAATAATGCAATCATCGTTGCTTCTTACGGGACTTTTTCTACTGGTATTAATATCAGAAATCTACATAACGTTATCTTTGCTTCCCCTAGTAAGTCTAGAATCAGAAATCTCCAATCAATCGGAAGAGTCCTAAGAAAGGGGGACAACAAAACAAAGGCAACTCTATATGATATTGCCGATGATATCAGTTATAAGTCAAGAAAAAATTATACACTCAACCACTTAATCGAAAGAATCAAAGTTTATAACGAAGAAAACTTTAATTATGATATTGTAAACATACCGCTTAAAAACTAATGGGAGAAGAGTTTTACGCAATTATAAAACTAATATC